CCAGATATGTCAGTGTAAAGAGCAAGTTTAAAAGTTGATCCACCAGATGAATCAAAATTAAATGTCCCTTTTAACAGGTCTGTTTTAAAAGAGTCAGGTACTACATTTGCCATTTATTGTTCTCCTTAATTTTAGGGTGATGGTGATTTTAAAGGAGTACGAATAACACCATCTTGATATTCGTCTCTGCGTCTTCGACCTTGTTGTTCGATCGCGTACGATGCTAAAGCTTTTTGATAAGCCTGCGTATAGTATTGTAACATATCTGCAGGACCTTTCAAGTATCCATATGCTTCTACCAGACATCCATATAAAAGTAAATCCTGATATTTATTGGATACATAAGTCCCACTAGAGCTGACAGAAGAATCTGTAAGGCTCGTTGGTTGCTTTGTGTAAGCTAAAGTTATTTCAAATGTGCTATTTGGAGTAGGTGCAACTACCCAAAAATTAGCATCCCAATTAGCATAATACTTTGGAAAGCCTGATGCTGTGCTAGGTGTTTCATAAAAAGCTGTCATGTAACTTGTATCTTTCTTTTCTAAAAATACTTGGTTACCAGAACCATCTTTTAATTGTACATATCTGATAAATCTTAGATCAGATGGAATAGTTACATATCTGTTACCAGATTGTAGATTTGATGTTGCATAAAATCTGTTGTCATCAGAGTCAGCTTCTCTATAAATTTTGTTCTCTGTATTTTTGATAATAGTATCTAATACTGTATTTGATAATACACTATCATCAACCTCTGTATAGTTTCTAATATCAGTTCTAAGATTGTCTAAAGTATAAGCCATTAAGACTTGCCTCCATGTTTTCTACGAATTTTTTCTGCTTTATCAGATCTTGGTCCTTCATACATCTCAAGATGTTCATCTTGAGTTTTAGGTGCAAATAAATTTTTAATCCAATTCCAAATTTTTTTCATTACGCTTCTATAGTTATAGGTCCTACTGAACACCCATAACCTCCTCCTTTTATATTTCCACTTGTAGCAGTATTTGTATCAACTGTAAAAAAGAAAAAATTACTAGTTAAATAATCATTTGATGCATCTCTTGCACCAGCTTTATATTTTCCTGTTCGTATTGTGTATCCCGCTGCTTTTGCAATATTAGATCCAGATATACCATCAAAGTTTGGAATTGCAGCGTAAGCAAAAACAGGATTCGTGGAAGTTCCTGTCCCTGGAGAAGTTGTAGGTGCTCCTCTAAATCTGTATGTTGTGCTGTCAGTTAAACCGTGACCTGGTGCAAAAACATTTATAATAGCTGAACCTGCTTGATAAGTTTCAAAAGGATTGTTTGGTAATCTTACAGTTGTAGCTGGTTCTGTTCTATCTGTTCTTGTATTTAACAATGAAATACCATCTGCACTTTGTGCTTTTGGTTCTAATTGTGGTTGTTTAGGTTCGTATTCTGAAACATGAACAAAGGCACCATTCCATTCTCTAACCATTTCTTTGTATGGAAATTCTAAACCTGATCTGTCAGAAATTGCTTTTGCGTATTTACCTGTTGCGTATTTAGACATTATGTTCCTGGGTAATAAGCTTTCGGTGTAATGTATGTACTAGAAGGTGAACCATCTTCTTGTAATGCTCTTTGAAATTCATCTTCGTATACTAATTTCATTTGTTGTGTAAGTTGTGGATTATATTTCATAGATAAATAATATGCTAATCCTGAAACCATACATGGTACAAATCTAAACGGTAGGTCAGTTGCATTTGTATAATCACCTACGTCTTGAATTCTTTTTATATAATAGAAATGCATATCTTTAGATGCATTTGTTGAATCTGGTGTTGGATAAACACTGATACTTACATGATCAATAAGTCTTTGTACCCAATATTGATTAGGTGTACCTTTTGAAAGTTTGTTTGAGAAACCAGCATAAGTTGATCTATCAACTTTAGTCATAGGACTATCTGATTGTGTTGTCTGTGTTCTATTAGATCTTAATTGTGCTTCAAGGACATCGGATATTCCGTATACACCATTTGGCGTAGACGTAGCACTTGTACCATCTGAACTAGCTCTAAAAAATTTATACTCTGCTTGTCCTTCAATTAAATCTAAATCTAACTCACCAACTTCCCAATAGTGTAAGCCTCTGTTACCCCATTCTTGAAACATTATATTTAAAGATCTTCTTGAAGACTTTAAATGATAACCTGTTACATCTTGAATACCAAGACGTTCAAAAGATTCTTCTATTATTTCATCAATAGAAAAAGTTTTATCGAATGTAGTTGTGCCCGAGGTAGTGTTAGCCATTTACCCTCCTAGCCAGTGTAGCCGATAGTAACAGAAGTAACGTTAGTCATAGTAGCGTGAACACCATTTTCAAATCTGATTCCGTTTCCTGGAACATATATATCTAAACCTTCTGTTCCAAAATCAGCTTCGAAAACTTTAGCACCTGTACTACCAGATGAAATGTCTCTTAAAACCAATGTAGAAGAAGCTACACCATTTCCTTGAATGTATGTTATTCTACAAGGACCTATGTTTACTGATCCACCTGAAATAGTTTTGACCTGTCCTGTACTCGCTATATTAGTAAATTTTTGATCTGAACTCATATTTTTCTCCGTTAAAATTTATGTGGGGCCGAAGCCCCACACTAATTTTTATTAACCTAAGTTATTATTTTGTTGATATAAAATAGTAACTCTAACTTCACCTGCAGTTGTAGTAGCAGAACTTGTGAAAGTTAATCTGATATCAGCACTTCCAGTATCTTCCCAAGCTAAAGCAGCACCTGCTTCAGTTGTTGGATATTTTCTACCAGCTGTAGTTCCACTTGCAAACGTGTTTAGAATTGTTGAAGCTCCTCCAACAGTATCACCCACACTAATGTTTGTAGTAGTGTTCGCTGCAGTTATGAAATCAAGAACACAATCTATAATTTGTGAATTCGCAGGAATCACAACATCTTGAACTGCCGCTGCAACTGCTCCACCTGCTAAACTTACTGCAAATGTTTGAGCCATTACAACTTGTCCTGTGTTTTTGATGTTAGTACCTAAAGTAGTACCAGTTGTTTCTTTAATCGTTCCCGCTTTAATCGGTCCCGAAAATGTAGTTGATGCCATAGTATTATCCTCCTAGTTTTCTGATCATAGTCTCTAGGCCGTCGACTATACTCGTCTATGATCTAATTAATTGTATAGTGATAAAACTATACACTACATTTTAGTAGAGTGCAAGAGAGCCTGTAATGTGAATTGAATTTATTCAACGATGTAGCTTTTTATTAAGTAGCTACTGAAACTTGCGGAGCTGCACCTTCGACAGAATTCTGTCTGTGGGCAATAGCTGCTTCTTCCAGCTTGATCTTTGTGATGACTTCTTTAACTTTGTCATCAATCCTGACCATTTCAAGAGTATATCTATTATTACCTAGATACTCCTGTTCCCACTTCAACTCCAAGGACCTTTTTTGTTTGTATAGGTCTTGTATCATCTATAACCTCCTCATAGGTTATTCTGTTCACCTTGTCATTGTAACTATTTCCAAGGTTTTCCCACTTTATAACATTTTCTCCAAGTTTGTCAAGGATTGCATCTTCTAAGGATTGTGGGTCATCTAGGGACAATACATCAAATTTTGCGTGATGATCGTACGCCCAAATGTTGACTAAAAATTTTTTCATGAATCTCACCGTTTATATTGTAAATGGGGCCGAAATATGTCGGCCCCATAAATTTTAGTTATTACGCACCTGGTGATGCAAAAATACCTCTAGGGTCAGATACACCAAATGAGTATCTTTCTCTAGCTTTGTATCTTACGTTTCCAGTGTCGAAATCACCTTCCATTGCAGTCGTTAGAGGTGCTCTATTGAACATTTTCATTCCATTAGGCACATCTGTTAAGATATAGAACGCATCTGTGTCTGTTAGGTAATTGTTCACTCTATAACCTTGAGGAACCATACCCATAGATACGATTGCGTTGATATCATTATCAGCAGTTCCAACTCTACCTTGAGACTTCATAAGTCTTTCAGCTGTGAATTGTAACTCAGAAGGAATAATCATTTTTACTCCTCTTGCTGCAACTCTTAGACCTCTTTCGTCAGTCATTTGACCGATGTCGATCATAGCTTGTTCTAACGAAG